AGATACCAACACTTTACTATTTTTGAGCCGAAACGCCGCGAGATCGTGGCGACGAGGTTAAAAGACCGCCAATTTCAGCGGGCACTATGCGACAACGGATTTTATGAGCAGATAACCAAATCCTTTATAACCGATAATTGCGCTTGCCTACGCGGGCGCGGAGTCGATTATACACTTAACCGTATGACGGCGCACTTACGCCGCTATTATAACGAGCACGGGTGCGACGGGTGGGTGCTAAAGTGCGATATACACCATTATTTCCAAAGCATACGACACGATGTAGCAAAGGCGGCGATCTGTAAGAGGGTCAAGGATCCTATGATTGCCGCCCGTGGTTGTGAAATAGTGGACTCTTTCGGGGAGATCGGAATAGGGCTCGGCTCCCAGGTATCGCAACTCGTAGCGCTCGCCGTACTTGACGACCTCGACCACTATATCAAAGAACGCCTCCGCGTTAAGCATTACATACGATATATGGACGATTTTATTTTAGTACACCACGACAAGGCGTTTTTGCAACAATGCCGCGTAGAGATCGAAAAGCAGTTAAACGCTCTTGGCTTACAGCTCAACGGCAAAACCGCCCTATATCCTTTGCGCCAGGGCGTAAAGATGTTGCAATGGCGTTTTATTGTAACCGACTCGGGCGCGATCATTCGCAAAATGGCGAAAAAGAAACAAGGCAAACAACGCCGCAAGCTCAAAAAGCTATACGCCAAAGAGCGGAGCGGAGAGTATGCGGCGGGCACCGCTTACGAGTCGCTTGTTTCCTGGCTCGCAAACGCCGCCCGCGGAGATACCTACCACGAGCGGCGGAAAATGATTACATTCTATAAAGAATTGGAGGACACGCGCAATGCAGAAAGACATATACAAACGCCTTGCAAAGATCGAGGCAATGACTAACGCACAAAAGGCGGAGTTAGAGGAAAGCCTGGTAGCGGCATATACGGCGGCTTGTGCCGATCGTAACGAGGAGGAGGCGGCGGCTTGTGCCCGCAAAATCCGAAATAAGCTCCTCGAAAAGTCCGATAACCAAATGACCCTCGACCGCCTGGGGCTCGACCTATCCTCGGCGACAAAGTTTATCGCCGCATTAGCGAAAATCTTTACGGGAGCCTGGGCGAAATACCGCCAGGCTTTGCGAGATTTGCCCGAGCAAGCGGGTTTTCCGTTTGAGATCGAATTTCCCGTAGCACCCGACAGCGAGGAGGGCTCCGAGAATGAGCCCGTTTGAGGCGATCGAGAGGCTTTGCGCCGTTACTCGTCTGCAAGCTGACATTATACGAGAGCAAGCCGAGGTTATCGAGCAAGCTAAAATAGCGTACAGCACCGACGAGAAATTAAGGGAAATGCGCGCAAACGCCGCGGCGGAGCTTGACACGATCGGCAAAGAATACGGTTAAGGAGCTTTTGACTATGTACTACGAAACCTTTATAAAATGGCTTATTCCGTTTTTGTGCGGCGGCGCTATTTCGGCTCTCGGAGTCGTTATTGGGCGTATTAAGATCGGCAAAAAGAAACAAGACGCTTTAGGAGAGGGCTTGCAATGCCTCCTCCGCGCCGAAATTATCAGCCAATACGAGAAATGGTACGAGCGGCGCTATTGCCCGATTTACGCAAAAGAGGCGTTGAGGCGGGCTTACAATAGCTATCACACATTAGGCGGCAACGATGTAGCGACGGGGCTATACGAGGAAACAATGGAGCTACCCGAACACCCGCCAATGCAAAAATAGAGAAAGGAGGAGCGAACAATGCAGAGAAAGGCTATCCCTACCGAAACGATCATTAGAGCGATCGTGCTTTTTATCACCCTGGTTAATACCTTTTTGGTGATGATCGGTAAAAACCCCTTGCCCTTTGCCGAGGACGAGCTGTACGCCTGGCTTTCCGCCGCCGCGTCTGCCGCGGCTACGATTTGGGCTTGGTGGAAAAACAACAGCTTTACCTCCGCCGCGATCGCCGCGGACGAGTATATGGCAGAGCTGAAAGCCCAGGGCACCAACACCAACGCAGAAACGGAGGAGTAATTTATGGAACTCAAGCAGACATTTGTAGTAAATAACCCTTGCTACAAGACCAACCAAAACCCAGGTAGCGATACCAGGTATACCAATTTCCAAAAGAACGGCGCAAAGGGGCTTATGCTCCATAGCGTAGGTTGCCCGCAACCCTCCGCGTCCGTTTTCGTCAATAATTGGAACAAGAGCGATTACGACCGCGCTTGCGTCCACGCCTTTATCGACGGAAACACGGGTGCGGTACATCAATGCTTACCGTGGAATTTCCGCGGGTGGCACGGTGGCGGCTCCTCTAACAATACCCATATCGGAGTCGAAATGTGCGAGCCCGCGTGTATCAAATACACGGGCGGATCCTCTTTCACTTGCTCCGATCTCGAGAAAGCCCGCGCCGTTGCGACCCGTACCTATAACGCCGCGGTCGAGCTTTTCGCTTTCCTTTGCAAAGAGTATAACCTCGACCCGTTGGCTGACGGCGTTATTATCAGCCATAGCGAGGGCTACAAGCGCGGCGTTGCCTCCAACCACGGCGACCCCGAGCACTTGTGGAGAGGGTTAAGCCTGGGCTACACTATGGACGGCTTTAGAAAGGCGGTTGCCGCCGCTATGCGTCCCCAGGAGCCCACACAAGCATCCGCCACACCCGAAAAGGTGCTTTACCGCGTGCAGACGGGCGCATTTTCCAAAAAGGCAAACGCTACCGCCCTCGCCGAAAAGCTGAAAGCCGCGGGATTTGATACTTATATGGTACAGAGCGGCGGCTATTACAAGGTGCAAGTAGGCGCGTACAGCGTTAAGGCTAACGCCGAGGCAATGGCGGCAAAGCTGAAAGCCGCGGGCTTTGATACCTACATTACCACAAAGAGCGGCACCGCCGTTTCCGTGGCGGCACCCGCAAAAAAGACCGTTGACGAGCTCGCCCGCGAGGTGATCGCGGGTAAGTGGGGCAACGGCGCAACTCGTAAACAAAAGCTCACCGCGGCGGGTTATGATTACTCCGCCGTACAAAAGCGGGTTAATGAGTTGCTCAAATAGTCCTCCTTAAACTCCATATAGGGAAAGCGGCGAGCGGAGGGCTTACCTCCCTCGTCGCTTTTTCACTTTCCAGGAAAGGAGCCGATCGTATGGCACAAAACAAGGGCGGCGTTACATTCATTAACACAAGCGCGGAGGTTAAAAAGTCGATCGAGGGACTCGCAAAAACAGCCTTGCGCGCCGCGGGAAAAGTCGTGCGTAAAAAGCTCCGTGAAAATATCCCGATCAAATCCAAAAACCTAAAAAACCATATAGGTACCTGGGTTTTTATCGGAAAAGATACGGGCATACCCCAAATGCAAGTAGGTTTATACTCCTGGCAGAGGGTAAAAAAGAGGGGCAAGCAACCCTCAAGCTCGAGCCCGTCCTGGGTTGAGTTTGGCACCTCGCCGCATATCATATCGGCGAAAAACGCAAAGGTGTTAGCCTATGACGATGTTTCTTTCGGTAAGACAGTATCGCACCCAGGCACCCGCCGCACAAACTTTCTACGAGATACCGTGTATAACAATCTCGACGAAATACGAGCGGCACAAGAGCAATACTTGGCGGAAATCAGTAAGACGATCGACGAGGCAAAACAAAAGATCGACCAGGGCGACGAGTTCGAGGACGACGACTAAAAGTAAAAGGCGGGGGCTATGATAGCCTCCGCCTTTTTTGTTTTACCCGTTATAATTCCCGTAGCACTTACCGCAACGGCGCAAGCCCTTTTTGATCGCGTCTTTTTCTTTCATTTCGATACAATCACTCGAGCGGCTCATAGCGCACATTTGGTCGGCGTGATAAACCTTGCTACCTTTGTTTACAAACACGGTATCAAAGTCGAGCTCCGCCGTGCGCCTGGGCGCTGCGCCCGTGGCGGGTTTCTTATTCCTATTCACGAGCCAAATAATAAAGTAGACAATGCCAACGGGATAAAAAATGATTAAAAGGACTTTTTGCCAGGTCTGCAACTTTTTCATAGTGCCGATCGCCTCCGATAAAAAAGAGTGTGTGCAACCGAAAGTCGCACACACCCGAAAAATGTAAGACTCCGAATTGCTACCACACAAAAACGATCTGCACTATTTTGAAATGCAAAAAGTAGAGTCTACATTTTTTACCGAGGTAAAAAATGAACACTCCAAAATAATGCAGTATAATATTTTTGTGTGGTGCCC